TTAATCAGCCAAGCTTGGAATGTTATTAGTATCATCACTGCCTGTGACAATATTTCCCTGCCCATAACCAGCAGTTATAACATAAGAACTTGCCCCAACTGCTGCAGCACTAATAAGTCTATTGTCAATAGAGTATAGTACACTATCAGCTCCATCATTGATAGTGATGCCAGCTACCTGGATAATATTACGTGCTATCAGGCCATTTCTACCTTGTGCAGTAGTGAGTGTCCCAGTAACTATAATACCATCATCGGCACCCCCCATGATAGCGTTGTCACAAATTCTCAACGCATCCATTCTTCCAGCCCCAAGGTCAATAACATCGCCCGAGAAGGCAGAGACGAATTCACTATTCATTACCTTCATGTACTTTTGAGCCGTAGCATCAATAGCAGAAGGAGCTGTGTAAGCACCATACAGAGCCTCGAATTGACAGCCCCAATACTCTATCCCACCACCAGTAGTAGATTTAAGAACCCATAAATCACTACTAGCCGCTGGCTTAAATCTCATGTTGAAAAATCTACATCCCATAGCGTTATTTACAGGAACATGATTTCCCCTGAGACACCCCTGAGGATGATTATCAGAAGAGCCGACACCTATAATATCCGTCTTCTGTGCCAAGGCTACCAAATCCTCAGCTATATCATCACCCTTAACGAAGATTCTATTCCTGGCAGCCCGTCCTCTCGCAGTAGCACCTATCCAAGTATGTGATAAAGCTAATGCTTCAACGAGTGAGTCAAGAGATTTATCCCACCCAAAGCCAGTTCTGCCTGCTTGTCCATCGTTGCCATCGACATAGTAATCTTTCCCACCAGATGGATTATAATCCAGCATCCCACCTGATATAGAAAGATTACCTCTAAATATATCAACGTTATTACCGTCACTGAAAATGCCGGCTTTAATTAAACCACCTTGCCACATAATTACTACCTCCTATTTATGTAGACACTTCGAGAAGCGTATGCCACAGATACCCGTCAGAGAACATAAGAGCATAATCAAGAGCTGCGGTCAGAACTATATCAGTAAGAACTGAATCGTCTGCCTTGTTCTCTATAGTTACGTTCGTACCACCATCAGTAACCAACGAGATAGAATAAATCCTACCAGCTGCTTCCCTGACAGATGGAAGTGTTACCGTGAAACCTAACGTATCATCAGTAACACACCTAACAACCTGATCGTTTACATCCATAACAAGAGTAGCAGTAGCAAAAACAACTTTGCCACTTTGACTTAGGTCACCACTAGAACGCTGGTCACCAAGTCCTAAACTATTAAGATGCTTATCTTTGCTTTCCATAGTCAAATCTCCCTATAAATTAAGTAAATCATCTATTTCAGTTTGAAGAGAAGTGTCCTTACGTTTTGCCGGAGGCTTTCCGCCACCTTCCTTTCTGAACGCAGGATTGTCAAACTTCCCACCACTCTCCTTCTTAACAGTTTGCTTCCTCATACCTAATACTTCCCGAGTTTTGGGCCCAGCTTCTTTAAACACTCTGTCCAAATCCCAATCAGGATTTTCAGCATGAAGGTTATTAGCAACTGCTGAAACGGTCTTCTTTACAGCAACTAAATCTTCATTAGCTGTATAGAAATTCTTGACCATCTCTCCAACAACAGTACTTCGATTCACGTGTCCTAAAACGATATTAGGAATAGCAAGAAGCACTTTCTCAAACACTTGCGTTTTAGCTATCTCCACTGCCTTAGTACAAACTTTACCAAGGACTTCGTTGAACTTATCTTTGTCATCTACTAGGTCATCAATAGATGTATCACCAAGAAAGTCTTGGGGATCTATTTCAAGTTTAGGAAGTTCTTCTTTTGGAGACTCCTTTTCTATAGGTTTTTCCTCTTTAGTCGACTCTTCCTTACTTGACTCTAGTGTCGAATCGCCAGTAAGTTCCTCCACCCTACCGGTGAGTTTAGCTATGCGAGCTTGCAGCTCCTCCATAGTTTCCTCACCCAATTCCTCCTCAACAATAGGAGGTACTTCCTCAGCGGGAAGTCCTTCTTCAACGGGTAGTTCTTCCGCAGGAGCTTCCTCAGCGGGTAGCTCTTCTGCAGGTAAATCTTCTATAGGTAATTCCTCCTCAACACCAGGAGCTAATTCACCTAACATATCATTAATCTCATTCTGCAAAGCATCCTCAACTTTCTTTCCCATTTTCTCTCTCCTCTCTTTCTCTATTAATATCATCTTCTATGTTATCCATCACATTTGTAGGAAGGTCTAACATATTTCTAATTGCATCAGCACTTCCTTGTAACCTCTTTAACCCATTCAAATCCAAGTTACCTTCTACATCTTCCAGCATCGTTCTAACATCCTCAAGCCACTTATTAAGTTCATGTTCTATGTCCATCCAAATAGTAGATTTTATGAACTCCTCAAACATATGTGAAGTACTTTTATACTCCGACATTACCCTCTCCTCCTTCCATAGGTACTAGATTACCCTTTTGTCTCTCCCTATTAATTTGATCGTCTGACATAATCTTAGGACTTATTCTAAAATCTTGTACGTTCTTAGCTCCCATATTCAAAGCCATATATTCGAAGATTCTAACCATATCAAACTGACTCCCCAGCTGGGGATTCTTTGCCAGTATGTCATACAATCTAATCCATGATGCACTATCAATACCGCCAGGGATTGTTCCATCCTTAGCGACCACATCATAATCAATTAGTAAATCCCAAGGGGTAGTCTTCAACTGAGACTTATTACCAAATACCTCAACGAGTTCCCTCTGCCACCTACCAGTTGCATTGATGTAGGTTTCTTTCGTCATCAACTGTTGAGTATGAGATGCGAACATATAAGCCATATCCTGCAAACCCTGCAAGCTAATTACCTTGGCAACTCTTTCCATACGAGAAATAGCCCCGGCACGTGTTCCCTGAAATTCACCACCAGTTAACCTTTCAGGCCCACCTTGACGTAAAGAACCCATCATACTATCATCAGCACCTCCTACCTTCTGCATCCACTGTATAATAAATGAGGAATCGGCGATATTCTGTTTAGTTATATCATTCACCTGTAATTGCTGAACAGCGTCTTTGACTCCCTTGCCCCATGCAGGACGTCTCATCCTAATTAACTTCCCAGGCTGAGGGTCTTTCAAATCTGCTATATTAACGAGATAGGGGTCAACCACGAGCATGTCATTAATAGCTTTCCTTACGTTACTGATGTGCGAGTTAAACAGCCAATCTAATACCTCCTGCATACCGTAGAGTATTTCGGACCTCGCCAATGGAAGGATGGAGTACCCATCAAAATCAGGAGAGGCTGTGATGATAGGATACATCCCATGAGCGAGGCCCAGTTTCTTTGTTTTAATCACTATTGAATCATTAGCCAGTCCAAACAGCCACTTTTCAGGATACTCGCTAGGACCAAGTTCCCACTCCTTTGGGATTAGGTCTACGAACATATAGATAACATCAACTGGATTACTAATTCGCGTGTCGTAAGAGTTGTAACTACTCACGCCCGTCTTCTTATTCCTATGCGACTCCTCAGCAGTGAAAATAGAAGTCCGTTTCAGTTGTACTCCCTTTAAGTATTTAGTATTAAATAACTCCTCACCTACCTTCTCCTCTCTCATCAAACTCATCCTTGAGGTAAGGTCTATCCACCCAACAAACTCACCATCCTGCGTGCGGTGAGAAGGTACTCGTGGGTCTGGTAAGTATAAATAAGGGTCAATGTTGGTAAGTTTATTTCCCTCATATATTACTTCTTCTTCATACGTCCGAGTACCATGACCACGAAAGTAACTAAGGAATCCACTCTTATCTTCTCTTATATTCGTGCCAATCTTCTTCTCCCATGCAGGTGCTGCAGCTCCAATTCCATATACTATTGAATCACGCAGAAAAGTATGTAGTGACAACCCCACCTTAAATACATCACACTGATTCTGTACCACCTTCTCAAGCATGATAGCCCCAACAGTATCCTCAGGCGACACACCCTTGTATTGAAGAATGGGGTCATTTAAGAAGGCCATAACTAAATATGTAAGCACGGTCTCCATAATTACATAACTGTATGGAAACACTATTGAAGTGGGAGCACGAGAGTTACTACTTTTAATTATCTTCTCCTCCTCAGTAGGCTCAATATAAGCAGTCATTACCCTCTCGATCTCATTCCAAGAGGAGACCCTATTTGCCACCACAGAATGACTCTCCCTTGCTCGCCGAAGTACTTCATTCTTAATTCTCTCATGAGTTTTAGACCCTGGCGTTAAATCTAACTCGTATGGATATTCGTAGCCTAAATCCTTCTGCAAATAAGAAGAGTCAATAGGAGCATTTGGATTTCCCTGTAACACATTCATAGTATCTCTCCATTACCTTTGGTTAAAATTTTACCATAGTTATTTACTATTTAACTGCTGTATTGCTACAACTAACATTGATACCATAGCTCCCAAGTCACGTTTCTCTTCTACTTTACCATCTACAACAACTTGCTTCCTTGCAAAGTCTGGAAGGGTAGAATGGTCTATCTCACCGCCAACTGTCTCTATAAGCATAATCTCCGAGAGTGCATCTCCTACAAAACCTGGAGTATTATCTGCATAACTAGCTGCCGTAAGAGCCCCTGTTACATTTAATACACCGCTAATTGAATGAAGTGCAGAAGTAGAAGTTATATCACTATTTGCACCCTTCTTTGCTGCAACAGCTAATACTTCCGCATCTAAAACATGTTGGTCATCAGCAAGTAATCCACTCAATCCACCAACACCCATTTCATCACTACCACCATTCTCATGCTGAGTTGAATGATTTGTAATATCAGTATATATATCAGCTTTCCTCAATACTTCATTATCCGAAAAAGGAGCATTGTCCATAAGCATCTGCTCAACTCTTATACCACGTAAATCTTCACCGTCTTCATACGTGTCAGTATCTTCATATAGAAAAGGCCCTACCGAGCCAATCCACAATTCCTTAATAGCCATTATGCAGACCTCCAATCACCAATAGGATCTTCATATTTAAGCTCTTTAAATTCACTCTCTGGGTCATCATCTAACTCCGACGGGTCAAAGTAGTAATCCAGCTCGTCCATTATCTTCGTGATATAACCAGTTGCATCCATTACGTCCCAATACTTTGAGCGTGGGAACCACCTTAATTGCGATTCTAATGGCCCACAGTTATTCTTATTGTGATACATATAACCCAGTTTATATAATGGCGCTAATGTAGCAACCCTCTCCGCTTTCTTACCTACCGCATGTAGTTCTATGTAATTAGGATAAATCCCACGAACTCGCATTTCATTCTCGATAGGCTGGCTGATAAACTGGTGGAGAGAAGTAACCTCAACACCAAGTATGCGTGAGTTGTTCCGCACGACTTGGTCAAACATAGCGTCATACAATGCGTCTGGTCTAACTTTCTCATTGAATATCTCCCTCACGAATATCTTATGACTCTCTCTATCCACTCCAAGAGTAACCACTGCACTCTCGGCAGAATGAAGTTGTACCGTTTTAGCAGGGTCAACTATCGTCACATGAAGTAAGCGAGAAATAGGAATTTTCTCCTCCCTCTCTTTACCACTTTCCATCACTGATGTGATGATTAACTCGTCCCCACGATCTTCATAGTACTTAAAATACTCCTCCTTAAAAACCGCATCCTCAATGGAGATAGGAATATTCATTCGCTCCATGTAAAAGAGGTCCATCAATCCCTTACTACGATGCTCCTCTACTTCCTCCTTAACTTCTTCTGT